AGATTGACTTGGAGCAGAATCAAATAAGTCTGCCCATCTCCAACGTCTTGTGATTAAAGCATTATCAGGAATAATAGTTTGCAATCCGCCAGAGTCTGGATCATCCTTCAAACGAATACTTAATACTTCACCAGTAATAGAAGTAACTTCATATTGAGTATCACCAGCTTCTACAGAAGTATAATTTGAAAATGCTAAATCAACATTATCTGCAACTGTAATAGGCTTGTCTAAAACAAACACTGTTGCTGAAGTAACTGTTTTAACTTTAACTATCTCAGTAATACCAGCACCGATAACACGATGACCTACTGCAACCGTACCCGAACCACCATCAACTGTAAGGTTAATAGAATTAGTAACAGCACCAGCAACGACTTTTACTACAACAGAAGCTTCATGAAACTTAATCATGTCTCCAACTTGGAAAGCAAACCCTGATACATCAGCATCATCAACTGTAATTGTTTTATCACCAATAGCACCAGCACCGTTAACTAGGTTATTAGTACCTAAGTCTTGTTCGTATGCTTGTGCAGAAGGACAAACTTCAATACCAATTGAGTTACCTAAAGCACCAGCATTACGTGCATACCAATCATTAGTAGTTACTGTACCATCACCAGTTTCAGAAAAATAATCTGAAAGATATTCTTCATCATCCTTGATCAATAATCCAGTTCCTCCTTCAGAAGCGTTTAGAATAGCTGATGCAGGGCGAACCACCTTTAGTGTGTTACTATATTTTAGAAAGTTAGAAGCAGTAAACCAAAATTCAAAATTATCTGCATTGGGTTTACCAAATTTTGTAAGGAGTTCAGACTCAGAGGAGATTGTAACTATTGAAGACACAGGGCCTTTCTCAAATGGCCCAGCAATTGCACCAATTGTGGTATCAACTGATGGAATAACATTAGTTAAATCAATCTCTTTGACAAGAACGCCAGGAGAAACTAGAAAAGACATAAATTGTACTCCTTATCTTTAAGAGTTGGTTTTTGTTTTATACAGATATTTATAAAAAACTAAACTTACAAAAACATTTTTTATAAGTGTTATAACATATAAATATTAATATGAATGAACATTATGAGAAGTATAAAGACACGATCAAAAAAGTAGCTCGTAGAAATTATCGTAAAAGAATTATCTTATTGAATGAAAATTTAGCAGATAAATCTTGTAAACATTGCGGTGAGAGTGAAACTGTGTGTTTAAAATACTATCCTCATGATTCAGAAATACGAAAAATAACAAAAAGAGTTGGTACTAATCCTAAGAGTAGAAAGGAAATATTCTCTCTTATCGATGAAAGTATTATATTATGTACTAATTGTTGGATTAAAGTTGATAATGATTTATTAGAATTTATATAATATTACCAATTTGATCCATAATCTCTCACTACTGCAGCCCACCTCGTACCATACTCATCTACCATATTTCCCACATTTTCATCCTCTAATCCATTAACTACAAAACCAAAAGGTGCCATATCCTGTTCTAATGCATTTTGTTGCTCTTGCATCATTGTCATACGTACATCACTATCAGTTAATTCTTTAAAATATTGTTGATCAGTTACCCATGCAAATATAAACAAACACGCAACTAAATCATCATTACATCCATCATCAGCTTCATACGAGGAACCCTTTACAATAAATGTAGATAACTCTCTAATAATATCCAAATCTTCTACAATAAGTTTATTATCTTCAATTAATTGCTTGAGATTAGAGCAACCTATTTTTTTAACAGCCTTAGTGGTTCTTACCCCCAATTGAGCTTTACCCCCGCTAAACCCCCCTCCAAGCACCTGACCTGACCTCCCACGCATAGAAGCCATAATTAGGTTGTCATACTCCAAGTCAAACTGTAAAGTGTTAGCAACCTGTTCACCTATATCATTTACCTCTATAAGAACAAATGCTTGATTATATGCGCGAGCAACGTCATAAATTTTTGCTGGAAAAAGAAGAGGTTTTACTTCGTTGTCTCTATATTTTGCGACTACCCTATAGGGCATTTCTGATACATCAACTACAATAAATGCAGAATAATCATTTTGTGTCCCTCTAGCAACGTCAGCAGTAATTACATAAGTATGTCCCTCTTGGGGTGTAATATGTAAATCAAACCCCGCATTTGATTGTATAGGTTCTCTGTAAGGTAATACTTTAAGCTTCTGTGAAGATATAAGAGTATTAATAGAACCAAGGAACTCACATTCAAACTCTGTTTGGAATTGTTGCAGTGATGTATTTTTTATAGTTTCCTTTTTCCATTCCTCATCCCGACCAGGAATTTCACTCCAATGAACCTCAATAGGAACATAAGTGTTACGACCTTCCTCTGCATCTACCCACAACTTGTAGAACATATTCATGCCATGTGGAGTGGAAACAATCATTACTTTAGTTGTTTTACCAGATGATATAGTAGGATAAACAGAACTAAAGAATTGTTCAGCTACGTTAGAAGGAACGTAGGCAAACTCATCAAGAAAAATAATATTGTAAGACCCACCTCTAACAGCAGAAGCACTAGTAGAACTAGCAAGAATTTTACTTCCATTTTCTAACTCTAGAGAACCTTTGTTCCAACTCATTACTCCTTGTTGTAACCATTTTGGTAGATGTTCATAAGCAAGTTGAAGTCTTCCAAGTAAATCTCTTGCGGTTGCAGCTTTGTTTGCAAGGATTGCAACATTAACTGAGTCATTGAACAGAACATAATGCAGCAAATACGAAATGATAGTAGTAGATTTACCAGACTGTCTAGGAAGTTTACAGATAGTAAAACGATTACTATGAAATGTGCCTACCATTTCCTTTTGAAAATCATATAAATCAAAAGGAACTAGACCTTCATCCAGAGATACAATTTTTATATAGTTTTTGATAAAGTAAATAGGGTCTTTCATGCATAATGAAAACTCTTCTACTTGTTCCTTTGTCCATTCTTGTTGGACATTGGCCTTTTTCAAATTCGGATTACCTAAATAAACTGCTTCACTCATTATTTTTTCCTTTAATAAGTTTTTGCAATTCAGCAGTAGAGCCTACAAACAATGCATTAGTTACATTTTTAGGAGCATTATTTGGAACTTCTTTAAGTCTCTTCATTTTCTCTTGAAGATCACCTAGTTTTTCTGCAACCTCTGCTACTTGTTTTATAAGATTTCCAGCAACCTCATATCCTCTTGGATGTTCGCCTTCCTTTGCGAGCTCAAGTATACCATCAATCGCAGTAGAACCCTTCTCAACTAAAGTATTAAAAGTATCTCTTTGAGTACGATAATCTTTTTCAATATCATCCTCTTCAGAATTATTTTCAATTATAGTTGGTAAAGATTTGGTTTCAATACTATCTTTATAATTCCAAGGACTCCAGGTTTCTACTTTTAATTTTTCAGTATTACCAGAAATCCCAAGAGCTTTACTTACTTCTTCAAGGGGATCAGACATTATAAATCTACTTATCTGTACCTGTTACTGGATCAAAAACTTTTGCATCCTCAAAAAATGAAGTTGTTTCATTAAAACCAAAATCATCACCAGAAGATGCATTAGCAGGAGTAGGAGATACTGTATATCTTTGCTCACGTTTAGGTGCGGTATCTGGTAAGTTAGTATATTGGTCAACTTGTACTGTTTTGATAACAGCCTGAGAAGTAACAGGACCATATAGATAGAACTTTGCAGTAAAATCTAAAGTATAAATTAATGCTCGGCGTGTTTCAAAATCTCCTTGATAATTATCTTCATATGATATACTATTTAAAACAATAGGAACATCTCTCTTAATTCCCATATCGGTATTATCATTAATAGTTAGTGTATAGTCTGGTTGAAAGAATGGTAATATTTGTTCTACGATTTGTAAAGAATCATCAGATTCTTTGGCCATCACATATAATTGTAAATTTAAATTATAGGGTACTGGCATATACTGAGAATCAAGACGATCATCATTTGCACCCTTAACTTTTTTAAATTTCTGAACTCTATTCAGTTTTCTATTAGGATCATATTGTAGATTTTGTATTTCAAAACCAATACGGGGAAGAGTAATAGCAACTGTCTTTGATAGATCAGCATCTTCATTTAAACGAGTAAGCCATTTCTGTCTTGGACCATAAGCAAGAGGAACTTTCATTGATTGTTTTATATTACCATCATTATCCTTACGAACAAGTTGAATATTATTAAAAGTTGTTCCAAAAGCAATAATAACTTTTCTTATGGATTCATGATAGAACTGTTGACCTAGCATTACGAATTACTCCCTACATCCCCAAATGGATTTGATTCACTAAAATCTAGTACTGTGTCATCAGCAGATTCAAACAAATCATTTTGAGCCCCCTGAGCACCTGTTGTTGTACCATCTCCTAATATATAGTCTTCTTGAATTAAGTATTCTTTATTACCTGTATCTGCATCATTCTCAAGAAGAAGAACACCAGCAGATGTTGTCATATCACTATCTTCGTAGACTACAAGCTCATCTATATCATTTTCGTGTATAATACGACCAGAATTATCTTCCATAGACATAGCATTAACTACAGCACTATCAGATTCCATTGTGAATTGATATTCAGAAGTAGATGTTGATAATGCATCTTCAATAGCATCTATATCATCTATACCAGTATCAAGTTCTTCAGAAGCATAATCAAACAGACGGCATCTTAATTTATATACAGGATTATTATCTAACTGAAAGAAAGGCTCGTCCTGGTCTACAAAGTTAATTTGAAACATCTTTTTGAGGATGGGATGGTATATTGCATCACCCTCAAAAGGACGATCTGAATCTGTCGCATCTGTTTCTGATATAATGTAGAAATCACTTCCCTCTAAATCTGTGGTTGTTAATGCAAGTGTTCCAGCTTCTAATAGAATAGAACCACCTTCTTCTGTTGTAGTTCCATCTACATCAGCTGATGTTCCTGCCTCTATTGTTATTTGTTTTGTGAGTTCTTGAAATCTTAATTTGTTTACTACAAAGGTTGCTTCACTTAAATTCTGTAAACCAAACTGATTCATTATCTCTCGTTCACCAGCAAAACCACCGTCTGCATTTTCCATATACATTTCTATTTTTGCAGC